TGAGCAGTGGCTTCTCGACTATAAACGAAGAGCGGTTGGAGGATAATCGCGAATCGTCAGACGGCGGAGATGAATTGCTTGTCCCATCGAATATGATACCGTTGCGGCAACTACTGGAAGGCGGCGGAACGGTTGAAGAACAGGCGGCGCTTGTGAACGAGATCATGAGCAAGGCGAAAGAAATGAGGGGGGCGAAAGAATGATTGGCGCAACGGGTGAACGTGTCGGTATGATTATATTGGGTATATGTGCAATTATTGGCATGGTATTACTTGCATATATGTCGGGTCTATTATTCTGTGGCTATTTTATAACAGGTGATGTTTTTGGGGAAGCCGCTGCTGTCAAAGATTTGATTGGGATGTTCTTTTTCGGTGGGGGTGCTATAACAATCGGCGTAGGTTTGGTACAGATATTGCGAGCATGGTAGACTGAATGAGGGGTGCAATATGAGTATGAAGAAGGTTCAAAAAGAAACTTGTCAATGTGATGATACGCTGATCCTGGAGAATGTAGTGCGTTTGTCGAAGGAAAATTGTATGCCAGTCACTGTGAAGATCCCAGGAAACGAATACACAGGGATACTCAAGGATATTATGTTTGGCGGGACAGATAAGCCACATCTTCTTTTATATATGTGTGTTCTAGACTCAGACAACATACGCGTCATATCCGCCGTTGATGTATCGGCAGTAGCTCGGGACAGTTATATCCAGCTAGAAGAGCATGTTCTCATAAAGGTTGACGAAATAATTACTTTGACATTCAAAACTGATGTTGGGTTGTTGGATAACTTGGTGGGTTAGAGAATGACACTGATGCAAGTCTTACCACATGCCATAGCTGAAGAGCTTGAAGAGCTTGAACGTGAGCAGAAATGGCACATATTCGCCAAACGCACGGAAGCTACAGAGGATGAGTTCAAGCCTAAGTTGCAGGCGGCGTTCACTAAGCAGGAAACAAGCGTGCAAGCAAAGCTGAAAAATACTCCCGTTCCGCAATTAAGCAAAGCAGGCGGCGAAGAAGCAGAAGCGGCATCTGAGGCTTATGTAGACGCCATATACACAGCGTCTGCGTGGCAAGTACCGTTTGAGACAATGGCATTGCCATTCATGACAATAGCATACAAGGAAGCAGGGCAGGCAGCGTTTGTTGAGGTAGGCGCAACTGGATCCTTCAATGTAACGAACCCCAGGGCTAAAAAGTATTTACAGGACAAGGTATTCAAGTTTGCTGAAGATGTGAACGATGAGACGAGGGAAAAGATACGTCGTGCGCTTGTCAAGGGATTGGATGCTGGTGAAAGCATACCTGATATATCGAAGCGCATAGCGTTTGTGTTTGATATTAACCGTGACTCCAGGACCGATAAAATAGCCCGGACTGAGATTGTCGGGGCGTCCAATAACGGTACACACGCTGGCTATGTGGAGTCGGGGATAGTTGAGACGAAGATGTGGATCAGCAGTCGTGATACGAGGGTGCGTGATTTGCATACTATTGATGGCGAGGAGCGGAAGTTAAACGAGCCGTACAGCAATGGTCTTCTTCATCCACACGATCCGAATGGGTCGGCGGAAAATGTGATCAATTGTAGATGTACTGAACGCGCAGAGAAGCTCAAGGAGGCGGCGTAGATGGATAGCATAGATAAGTTAATTATTGGAATGGGACTTGATAATAATGAATGTACCAATAGAGCATCAGATATTATGGAGCAATTTAGGGGTTTATCATTTGAAAAAATCATATCGGCTCTTGTCTTCGTGCTCGAAAATCAAGAGAAGCGGATACAGGAAATTATTGATAAGGTGACCTAGACTAACACTGACAACAGAATATATAGAAAAGCCCGGCTTACAAGGGAACTTTGCCCTTAGCCGGGCTTTTCTTTTTCTTGTAGGCCGGGCATTCACATGGGCGGCTTGGAGCACTCTCATGTAGTAGTCAGACATTGACCGCGGTAGATGGATGTAACTAGCATGATGAGGCAGGATCGTTACCTGCCCCGCCCCACATACAGAGGTGATGATATGGAGCCGACGTTGAAAACAAAGCTATTTGATGTATTAGACGATATGAGAGTAGCCTTTCCTCTCTTTGCTGATGAGTTAGGCACAACTTATGATGATGAGACAATGCTTGTTCGCAAGGCAGGGCCGTCGGAGACGCTTGAAGTGCAGCCAGCTACTATAATTGGCGATATTACGACGCTGGCGGTAGATAGTTACAATGAGGTAGTGCTGCCAGAGGGCATTGATAAGACGCGGTATCTCAAGAATAATGTGGTATTGCGTGCTCATAATTATACCGAGTTTCTTCCTCATGGTGAGAATGCTTGGTTGAAGCCATACCCTACGAAAGCGCCGACGCGGATACGCGCTGCGACTAAATACTATCTGGATGATGATTATGGGCTTAAAGTCTACAACTATAGAGCGGCAAAGCGGCCACTAGGCTATTCCATAGGCTTTATTCCCATCAAGTCCAGTTGGGGCGATAGTGAAGACTGGAAGGTGGAGCTTGAGAAGTGGCAGGATCGGTATGTGGTGTATAATGGCGGCAATATGGTGAAGGCAGATATGCCAATGCCTGATTTGATCTATCTCAATTGGGTATTGCTTGAATACTCTGACGTTGTTGTGCCGGCCAATCCTGATACTGTTGCGCTATATGTGTCGAAGGGCTTGATAGAGCCTGACGAGGCAGAAGACTTGATCGTTGAAACCTATGATGGTTTAACCGAGCATGCACCCAAAGAGGTTGATACCGACATTGCACTTTTGAATGCGACTCAGATTGAGCAGATGAGTCGTGATTTGGCAGAAAATATAAAGGAAGTTTCCGAACAGCGCGAATTACTTAACAAACTATTAGCACAAGATAAAGTAGATATTCCAGCAGCAGTGCGAGAAGCGCTGAAGTCAAAGACTACGACAAATGAGATAACTCTCCCTGAGCAGACTGCGCTCAAGGATTTCAGTATTTCGAGCATTGTCGCAAAGGCGCAGGGCAAGCTCGAATAAATAGAAATGCTAGACTGACGCTGCAAGAGGCATACATAGAGATGCAGGCGGCTGATGTGGGAGGCATTCAGAGGCTATAGTGACCAAACTAACACAAGTATACATGAGGTGAATCAAATGACTGAGGAAGAAATCAAAACAATGACTGAGGCTATTCAAGCGGAGATGGAGCTTAGACTAACGAACGTTAATAGCCAGCTAGAAGCCATATCCGGCACGGTGGCTGGTATAGATGCTAATGTCAAGACCGAATTGGAGCGCATAAAAGAAGAATTGGAAACCAGCCTGGCGGCAATTGGCAAGAAAGGCGACGGGACTCCCAACGGGCCTATTGATGGCAGAAACGGCGACCCGAAGTGTAACTACGCCAATTTAGGCGACATGTTCACTGACGTTGCAGAGCATGCGAAGACGAATGTAATGCCTAAGCGTCTAGGAGAATATCTACAGATGCAAGAGGAGTTTCTGGCTAAACAGCGCGCCGCTGGCACGGGATTTGAAGCAGATGACTCCGAATTGGGTGGATATACGCTACCTGAAGACTTCAAAAACCAGATCTGGGAGCGCGTACATGAGATCTCCAACGTGATAAGCAAAGTATTCGTCATACCTCTAAAGGGTAAAGCTGTCAAAATCCCGGCCATGGGTGGCTATGACCGCTCAGGTGGGACGCTTTATGGCGGTATTCAATTCTATGATGAAGGCGAAAACGACCAGCTACAGGATCTGCAAGCGAAATTCGAGCAGATCAGCTTCGACCTTGGCATGCAGGGAGCTATGACCCATGCTTCTGACTCGCTTTTACGGTTCTCGCCTATCACCATGAACGCATTTATCCAGAAGATATTTGCCGATGCGCTGGCCTGGCGTATTGAGTACCTTTTGTTCAATGGTAGTGGCGCTGGTCAGCCTGATGGCGTTATTGGTCATGGTTGTACGATAGATCAGACGGCAGAGACCGGACAGGCAGCGGCGACAGTAGTGTTTGAAAATATCGCCAATATGGACGCTTCGCTCTGGAGCGAAAATGGCGCTGAGTGGTTTTTCAATCGCAAAGTAAAGCCGCAATTGCGGTCTATGTCTATGGCGGTTGGCGCTGGTGGCAATGTGTTGAATTGGAAAGAAGAATTGGACTATCCCTACCAGACCAATGAGCATTGCCAAGCATTGGGAACCAGTGGCGATATAGTTCTTGCTACCTGGAATCAGTATGGCGTTGCAACTCCCCAGGGTGCTAATACATCGCCTATTTTCGACACGTCGATTCATTTCAAATTCGACTATGCTCAGACCAGCTTCCGGTTCATGTTCTACATAGATGGACATCCCATGTGGCGGACGTATGAGACTGATCGTATGGGCGGAACGTATGCGCCATTCGTAACTTTGGCGACTAGATCATAATCTAATAATTGAAAGAGAGGTAAAGATACAATGGCAAATCTTGATCAAACAATCCTATTTGAGAGCGTTAAGCTCCCCGAAGAAATTGACACCGCTGCGGAGACTGCTTGTGATACCTGGGTCGACATACGAGGGAAGGGTAAAAGCCTTGCTATGGTGTGTCACGCTGGCTTGACCTCAACCAAGACGGCTGTATGCGAGTTGACCTGCGCTACTGATGCTGCTGGCTCGGCTGTTGAGGATGTGTCCGGCAAGACGATTACTTTGACAGGCGGAACCAGCAAGATTGGAAGTATCTGGTTCGTCCCCACGGATCTCGACCTGGTTAACAGCAAATTCTTCGTGGGAGTGAGCATAACAACGAATGAGGACGGTGATGACATCGAGGCTCATCTCGAGTCAGTGCCTGACTTCCTGCATGGCTCGCAGAATCCGACAGCGTAGGTTATATTGGAGGTGACAATAATGGGTAATGTAGAAGCTATGGAAGTAATCTTGCTAGAACCGTGGATGGGCTTTCCTATTGGCATGAAGCGCAATCTAATCAAGCTGAAAGCAGAAGACCTTATCAAGCATGGTGTTGCCGAACCGGCTAACAAACCAAAGCCAACAAGGAAGCAGCAGCCAGCAGCGAAGAATCGCGCGGTTTTAAGTACAGAGACCAACTAATTGTTCTGCCGTGTTGAATATCGCACGGCAGACTTCCCTACACAGGTTAAAATCCTGAAAGGAAAAATAATGGATAGCAAACTATTCTGGAGAAATATAGCCGGAGCGCCGGCGATTATAACCGACAAAGAAAATGTCACGACAGGAACAGTTATCTGGGTTCAAGCTACGGACGGTTCAGATAGCGATGGCTACGGGAATAACCCCGAAGCTCCTTTGGCGAGCTTGGCGTATGCTTTTTCAGATGAGAGACCTACAGCAGGCAAGAACGATCTGATCCTGCTGATGCCAGGCCACGCCGAGTCGATAGCTGCCGCCGCAGGTATAGCCTGTGACATAGCAGGAGTGACAGTCAGAGGACTTGGCGAGGGTGCAAACCGTCCTATCTTGACATTCGATACTGACGCTGGTGCCGACATCGACATCGACGCGGCAAATATCACCTTTGAGAATATATCGTTCAGGTGCAATATAGCGGATCTGGCAGCCGCTATTGATGTGAATGCGGCTAATTTCACGATGCGTAACTGCTCATTTATCGGCACGGATGCTGCTGATGAGGCTTTTTTGATCGCCATCATCACCGATGCTGCCGCCAACGATATGACCATCGAGAACTGCCAGTTTTACTTTTTGAATACCGTTGACGCAACTGCGATTACCACGACTTCGACTGAGTGTATCAGGCTGGTGGGCGCGGACAGGGCAACGATCAAGAACTGCTACATTGAGGGCGACTTTACTACATCCGCCGTCAATGGCATAACCACTGCCAGCTATGGCATCCTGCTTCTCGAAAACAACATCACGAACATTGCAACCGAGAACATTACCGGCGGTATTGACCTTTACACAGGGTCAACCGGGTTTATGGATAAAAATGTTCTGTACGTTGACGATCCCACTAGTCCTGAAGACGCTATTGACGACGCAAACCTCGCTAATGGTGTGAACTGGGTATCAAATGCCATCGGCGACGCTCCTATCATGTGGGGCGCTGCTGATGCGCTTGGCGTAGAGGGAAAGCTAGACATTGTGACAGGCTTTCACACTGTCGCCGCAAAGGATACCACAGATGACGCTCAACTGAGAGATGTGATCGGTAAAAAGGACGATACTGTACTGACAGCAATGGAGGATACGAAGAGCATCGCTGCCTACGTCCGGTCGTTGTTTACCGAGACTCTCGCTTATTACCGGTCAGCGCGGAAAACCATTACTCTGGATGGTTCTTCCGGTACTGGCGCGATTGGGGTTAATACGCTTTTCACCGTGACTGGCGGCGTTGAGATTATCAACGTGAAGGCTGTTTGTTCCACCAATGTTGCAGGAGCGGGATCAGCAGAAGTAGGGATCGCAGGAGCGACGGCGATCTTCCTCACTCAGGTCGTTGATGCAACTGACATCGACGCTGGCAACGTCTGGCATGATGCGACGACTGACGCAGAGTATGAACTAGCGTCAGTTTACGATGCCCGTGGTTACATTCTAGGAAACGGTCAGGATATTATACTGACTGTTGCAGCCGCGAACCTCACTGGCGGAGTGATTGGCTTCCAGGTTACCTGGATTCCTATAACGTCCGATGGAATGGTAGTGGCTGTATAAACTTAAACGCCGGGCGAGCCTTCTCGTCCGGCACGTTCAACCGAGGGAGAGTTATGAGAAAGGCATTGACTTTACAGGACAGGTTGGCAAAACAGGAAGGCGGCTTCTGCGGAATAGCCACCGCTGACACGGGAAGATATATCGGCTTTCAAATAGCATGGGATCATGTGAAGGTTCCGCCCGGCACAGCCTACCGGCGCTTGCCGGGCTTGAGCGTTGCTGCTAACTATAACAGGGCTTGCAGGCTTACCCTTGAGCAGAATCGTCCCTGGGTCTGGCTGATGGATGATGATCACTTCTTCGGGGAGGATCTATTGATCAACCTGCTTGAGCGGGATGTGGATGTGGTGACACCGTTGTATCTGATGCGCTCATTTCCATTTGACCCGGTATTGCACAGAGACGAATCACGCGGCTGGGGCAGATATTCGTTTGAGTACCTGCAAGGCAAAGAGGGCTTGCTCGACGTAACAGCCGATGCAACGATACCCACTGGCGGGATGCTTATCAGGCGACACGTTCTGGAAGCTATCAAAGACCCCTGGTTTGAGACTGGACAGATCGATTCCGAATGGGGGTCATGGGACATATATTTCAGCGAGAAGGTACGAAAGGCCGGCTTTAAGCTCCATCTCGATCTCGATAACACGATGGGTCATATAACGCCCATTTGTCTCTGGCCTGTACGGGATGAGGACGGCAACTGGCGATACGATATAAGGCAGGCACACGACTAAAGAGGTGATACATGGCAAGCACATACACAATAGCAGAAAGCCTATTAGGAACGATTAAGAAATATACCATAGTGTGGACGTCCCATACCGATGGAACTATCGCCAATACGCTCCAGAACGACGCTGGGGATATACAATTCAATGGTATGTTGGTGAGGGTCACGATTATTCCTGGCACGTCGGGAGATCAGCCTGATGATAACTACGTGATGGCGATCAATGATGAGAACTCAGTAGATGTATTGGCGGCACAGGGCGCGGCATTAGATGAAGCCACCACGACAGACTTCTGCCCAGGTGTTAATGTTACAGATGGCACATATCCGGGTAGCGTACCTTTTACTGTCGCTGGAACGCTGACTCTTGCCGGTTCAGGTGCAGGATCTGCCAATAAGGGCACGATAGTGTTGTACTTCAGCTAGGAGGATTCGATGAGCAGGGTATACATAGCACCACGACCGATATTGAATCCGAAGGGCGGTGGATGGTCTGTCAACCACGCTGATGCGTATTATGCAGAAGGCGGCGACGTCCTCGACATTACAACAGATGACTTCGAGATAGGCTTCTGGTTTAGGCAGAACGGTGCTCCCATTTCTACCGCTGTGGCCATCGCCAAATCTTCATCGCCTTTTGCGGGAACCGGATGGTCGGTATATCTTCACTCAAACGGATGGTTTTATGGCACTGCTGAAGATGCCGTATCAGGAAACGCGTACTTTAATTTTAACCTCAATGCAGCCGGCTTCCTTGATAATGCGTGGCATCACATCCATTTATTTTTCGATAGAAGCGCAATCGCCACTTGCGAAATATGGGTTGATGGTGTTAGTAAAACTATAGCACTGAGTGGCACAATGCCTTTGTTGACTCTGACAAATGCTAGTAATTTAACAATTGGCACTATAGGCCCGCGATATTGGGAAGGGCATTTGCGAGATATACGTCTAAAGATAGGCGGAACGAAGACATCACAGGCGCAGATATTGTACCAGGTAAGCAATCCCCTCGACTATTCAGCTTCTTCGTGGACGCTGGATGGTACTCGGGAAGCCTGGCAGATGACCGAAGGAACCGGGACGACATTAACGGCGGAGGTTACGACAACCGCCAACGATCTAACGCTATCCAATGCGCTGGCATGGGAATTTGGTAATGTTCCTACGGTGTAAGATAACATGGCTTCTGCTACTGATTTCAGGCTGTATAACGATCCCGCTCGATCAGGCGTTAGAACGTGATCGCATACTGAACTTTCATATCAATTCGTGTTTGCGCCGGCATGGTTGTGAAGATAAGGTCATGAACTACGACAGGGTATGGTATGCAGAATACTCGCTTGAAGAACTACAGGCGGCTATGTATGACACAGCGCAGCTTCCAAACCATGACGCATGGAATTGTGTTGATGATTCCCGGTCGGCTGAGGGGATAGCGTTTACGAAGATACCTCAAGCTGCACTTGGCGAACTCGAATTTATGCGGTACGACACAGGGAAAGGGCATAAAGTAAACGTCTTTTTCTACCGCGAATATCCAGATTGCTCAGATGTGTCGTGCGTGTTGATAGAGCCAGACGGCAATATGGGGTCGTATTGGGAGTCATTGGGAATGGAGAAAGTAGCGGAGCGCATATACAGGCTTGATTGTGAATTGATACAGGTTCTAGAGATAGATATATAGGAGGACGGCATGGCGGAGCTTGATGCGGCGAATCTACCTACGGATATAGCTGCCATTCCCACGACTGCTATGCGTGGAACAGACAATGCTGCTTTGGCATCGGTTGCAACTGAGGGGCGATTAGCGGAGTTAGATGCCGCTAATTTACCGACAGACATAGCTGCTATACCAACGACAGCCATGCGTGGAACTGACAACGCGAACACGGTAGTGCCTGCAACGAAGGCAGAGATGGACACGGCTCATGCACTGTTGGCTACACAGGCAAACGTAGCTACTGAGTTAGGAACTTATGACGGCCCGACTAAAGCTGAGATGGACACCGCACATGCGCTGCTTGCTACAGTAGCAAAGCAAGATGTGATTGACGGCATCGTTGATTCTGTTTTAGAGGATACCGTATTGGTTGACAAATGGCTAAAGAACAAAATGGCTTTTTCTGGCACGTCTATGATTCTCTATGATGATGATGGTTCAACGCCGCTTCTAACGTGGACGCTTTCAGAAGGTAGCACATCAGTCAGCGGCCCGTACAATAGGGCTAAGGCAACATAATGCCAACGACGTGGGGATATGGAGCAGCGGGTGATGAAGCAATAACAATGGCGGGTTGGGGGTTTTTATCTGACCTCGCTGGCACAGTGAGTGAGAATGTTCCCGTCGCCTTCGATTATCTCGAACCGTTACACCGATTTTCTATGGTATGGATTCTGTCAAAGAGTATCGACTGGATTATACATTGTCATGGCTTGAGCATTAAGGGGAATAATGCCAGAAACAGGAAACCTTCTCAGAGAATGGACATTAGGCGACGGCTTCACGCTTGCCGATTGGATGCTCCTGGGGCAAGAGATAGGGCGCTGGGAGCCGTTTGTTAGGCAAGCCAAGAGCAGACGGCGCAGGCCGGAGTTGTCGGTGTTTGCGGAACGCACAGGCAGCTTGACGCAGTATGTCAAGAACGTGACTTTTACTCGCAGGATTCAGGACTCGCTTCATGAACCACAGCATGGCAAGGGGCGGATCGTCTTACAGGATAAAGCTGATGAGTTAATCCAGAACGGTCGGAGCGTTATCGGACAGAATGACAAGATCAAGGTCTGGGCTGGATTCGGACGGAGCGGCTTTCAGGATGGCGACTTGATCCCGCGCTTTGCCGGTATCGTTAAGAATCCGCAGGTAAACACGCGCACACGCCAGATCGCTCTTGACGTGCAGGATTACGGATACCTAATGAAACAGGCTCAGACTTCTGGCGACTGGTCTGATTACGACACACCTACGCTGATGATAATCGAGTTGCTGAATAGGTTGAATCTTCTGGCTCCAGAGTTCCAGAACGCAACGGGCTTGCCAGTTACCTATACAATAGGAAACACGACCCTCAGCCGTAGAAACTATTGGAAGATAGCAGATGGCGCGCTGAAGGGCATCGGTTATGTGATGTACTTTGATGCCAGTGGCGACATGCAATGCAAGCGGCGGGACAATACATACGAGTCTGATAATGTGTTCTATGACGCTGATATAATTAGCATCATGTATGAACGCATGGCTGAGGTAATAAACGAGAAGGGTGTCAAGATGGACGGCATAGCCACTCCCTGGGCAAAAGGCACAGCCGCCGATTCTATCCGGTGGGGGCAAGCGATATATACCAAAGAGTCGGAGATTTCGCAAGCGCAGAATGGTATCATGGCAGATTACGAAGCGGAACCGATGGTCGCCGGGTGGGATAACATACTTCCCTTCGGGCGTGATTCTGTTGACTGGTTGCAGTATCCAAGACATATTATCCTGATGAAATGCACCGCACGACCCTATTTGGATTTGATGGACGTGGTGAGAGTCGATAGCGATAAATACAATATACATGGACAGATGACAATCCTCGGTGTATCTGAATATATATCATCATCTAATTACAATCAAACGCTGGCATTGATAAGTCACAAGGAGCGGTTCTGATGGCTCAAGCGGTTACATTAGTTTCTAGCGCAGGCGAATGGCCCGATATACCTGTGTATGAGGATGTTCAGGGGGCAGATGTTGCTACCCAAATATATGGATCAAGCGTTTCGATAGGACAAGGGGCGGGGGCTGATTGGGGCGATCCGCCCGCGCCAAGATCGTACTCGGTTAATAGGGGCGCAATCTGGTTTGATTTAACATCCATTCCAGTAGGTTCGAGTATAACGGCTTGCACGTTAAAGCTCTACGGATTAAGCTCGCCCGATAATGATTTTGATCTTTACATGGTCTCGGCTGACTGCAATGATCCCATCGAAAATCAGGACTTCTCAAAGCTAGGAAGTGCAGACCTGGGATACATAAACACGTCAGGATGGACAGTTTCGGCAGTCAATACTCTCACATTTAACGCCGCTGGGCTGATATACCTAAACGCCGCTATCCCAGAACGCAAGGTGTGCATAGGATTTCGGAGCAGTGATGATATTGATATTTCTGCGCCGCTGGCTAAAGAGAGTAATAAGGTAGTCGCAGAGTCAACAGGGGGAGACAACCCACCGCTCTTGACTGTGACTGTTAGCACATGGCCTGATGTATATCCGTCAACAGCAAATTTCCCGGTCACTGGACAGATAGACCTTCCGACCTATGGCGTGATTTCCACCAGCTTGGCGGGGTTAGATATTGACATCAGGGATGTTTTCGATGGGGATGGCAATCTCAATCTTGCCGTGGCTAATTGGATAACCTGGACAGGGACGAGCGAGAAGATAGCCTATGATGATGCGAACAGTCGGGTCACGGTAACTACGTTAGCGGCCTCATCAGTGGTGACCGTTGCGGGAGACTTGGTAAGTGATGATGTGACTGGTGAGGATATCACTGCTGTAGATGGTGCGATAGCAAATGACTTAATTATAACCTATACTTTTACCCCGTATAATGATGCAATCAAAGGCGTGGCTGTTGATAATGAGATAGTTTTTACAGGGGGTGGCATTCAGACTCCGTCAGATAATGACGGAATGTTTTATATGGAGTCGGCAAGTGGTGATTTTTTTGTTAAGACACGCGATGAAGGACAGGCGGGAATCAAGACGCTGATTCTTGGCGATTTTTCGGGGATGTAATATGTCATACTATCCAGACCGCACATATCCAGATGCTCCGCAGTTTCCCGCAGGACATGAGGACGTTCCCTGGGGGCCTGACCTCTATACTGCTGTCAGTTCATATATATACGACATGGTCACGGACGTGATCAGGCTGATTGATCGAGAGGGTAATATCGAGGTTGCCGCTGATAAGGGCATCAAATTTGATAGCGTAGAGCGCATAGCGTTGACTGGCGGGGAGATAGCGTTTACTGCGTTGAATGTAGCCACAGAGCTTATTGTTGACACCCCTACCTTCACCACTCTAACCATGAGCGGGGATCTGATCGTCGGAAACGATGTTGATCAAAGTCTTGGAAGCAGCTTGACAATAGGTGGGACAGTGACCTGCGATTACATAGACAGAACGGCTCATTCTACATCACAGCAAGATGAGCCTGGAGATCCCGCTGATAATACAGCGGTGATCTGGACTTCATCAGGCGTGGGGTATGGCGACATAGGCGATGTATGTTGCAAAATAACCGAAGGCGGCGGGACGACCTCTTTCACCATAGCAGATTATTCAGCATTGTGACATTCAGGATGACACAAAATGAGCTATATATCATCAGCCTTTCCACCATCGACAGACGCAGCCAAAGCCGGCCTTGCCATGTATAACAGAATCGTCGACGCCATAACCGACATGACGGCTGTTATGAATGGCGTGTCTGATAACGATGGCAATATCAGTCTGGCGGCTGCCAAAGCTATCGAGTGGGATAGCGTATCTAAGATCACATGGTCGGCAGCGAAGGTGCAGATTGATACTCTTGAAGTTCCCTCACCCTGGACATACGGAACGCTGCTAGTAACTGGCGATGCTGTAGTATCCAATGATGTTACGCTTATATTTGGTGGTGCTCTGGTTCTGACCGGTAATCTTGCAGTCGCTGGAATTATCCACGTTCCTGGCATTGAACACAGTCCGCTCACCATAGCCCAGATAGCGGAGCCAGGCGACCCAGAAGACGAGCATTCAGTGATGTGGTGCAGCAACGGCACAGGCGTCGGGGATGTTGGCGATATAATGTTGAAGATACAGCACGGATCGGTGGTTAAAAGCACAACTATTGTCGACTTCGCATAGGAGAAATCATGGCTAATCCAGAAGATATATCACAAGGAACGAACGCAACGCCGGTGAATCCGGCTAATTATAACATCATTGTCGACCGTATCAA